TGGCCCATTGCAGTATACTGGGATTGTTGTCACAGAATTGCATAAAAACATATTCCCAACTTGAACGATATGTGGGCTGTTTGTTTCCCACATACTTGGCTGGGTTTATTAATTGATATTTGCCTTGGGCGTACTTGCTCATAACAATATTAATCTATTAACAAACGGATTAGATTTGTTTTTGTCTTTGATACCAATAAAGCTGGTTGGTGCTCGATTAGCATTGAGAAACGCTACCAAGTAGGTGTTCAATTGATTCTTTGGTAACTGACGAAAATCGCTCAGTAAATCTAAGGGATTTAGTCCTTGTGTTTGTGCAGTATACATGACTGCCGCGGCTAAATTTTTTGCGGCTTTTTTGTTTTTGGTGTATTGTTCAAAAAAAGCGACCACAGCATCATTGGCCGGGCCAGTGCTGTAGTCAATGGAATAAAAATTATTAAAATATTTTTGTGTGCTGGTAAGAGAGCCTGCTAGGTCAGGACCTTGCAAGTTGGTGGCTGTGGTGTATTGTTGATTGGTTGTCATATTACATTAAACTCCTTCACTGTATCCACTGGTATCAGTTGTTGCTTCATAATACAATGCCTTGGCTTCGCCGGCAACCGAATTATATGCATCTCCGGCTGCCTTTGATACAGTATCGTAACCTGTAGATATTGCTCCGCCAAGGGCTTTACCTGCTTCGCCTATTCCTTTTTGTAGTGCGCCTGAAATTTGTTGATTTGCAAATTGTGCTGCACCACCTACCAGGGTTGCGGCAGCAGCACTGGGATTGCTAATGGCAGCGGCTAGGCCACCAACCAAGTTTGTTCCGCTTAGGCCCTTAATGCCTAGGTCACCAAGTACTTCGTTAGCTGCTGAATTAACTAAACTACCAAGTTTTCCAACCACTTGATTTGCTAGGCCGGCAACTGCTCCGCCAATGGCACCTGCGGCACCAGCTTTTAATTGCTGACCAATCATTCCCAAACTTGGTATTCCGGCACCCAAACTTCCCAAGTTAGGAATACTAAATCCGCCACTGTTGAATCCACCACTCATGGTACTTAGTATTGTAGCACCACCAAATGCCGCACCAAAGTTACCAGCAGACTGTACCACACCACTTTGTAAACCAGTTTGTGAAAAAGAGCCTTGAGTCATATAATTTTCGTAGGCCAAATCGTGCATATGATTGTCTGCTCGAGTAACTCCGCCCATACCATTGTCAACAAAATTGACTCCGCTAGCCGGCGCCAGTGGGCTTTGTTTATTGTCGTAATGCAAACTGACAAATCCCCCGGCTGTGTCTTCTGTGGTATAGCCTGTGAGATATTTTACTGTTTCAAATTGAATACCCATTGAGTGCTCAACCAGTTCACTACCACCTTGAGCGTGTGAGCCGTGAGCAAAACTGGTAATAACAGGATTGACCAATTGGTATTCACTAAAATTTCTTTGGTATAGGCTATAGATACGTATGGCCTGTATGTATTGATAGGCCTGATAGCCAGCAGAGTTGTTATAGCTAGGCGATGGGCGAGGACTATATCCCCAATCAAAACTGGCACGACTTTGATACTTGCTTATGCCTTGATATGTTACATCGGCATAGTCGCTGTCGCGGTAAAAATAACTGTAGTAGTCGTACCAGAAATTACGCACATTGTCGGCCTGGTCATCATGGAATGTGATCTGTATTGGATCGTATTTAATTTTGTTCTGTACAATGTTTACACGATTGTAAGCGTTGTGTACTTTGGTATCAATGGTGTACTTTGGTAAGCCAACGCTTTTGACAATCATGCCCAGCTCTTGTGCGGCTGTGTTTGATACGTTACTGATAAGTGGGTTAAAATCAAACTCCACATAGAATAAGAATCCGTACTTGGGACTAAGACGATAGTTACTGGCAACAAAAATTTTCTTGGCGTGTTGATAATCTTTAAGGATTGCCTGACCCGTTAGACTAGGATCGTAGTCTGACGCAGGTTTGGCTGGCGCAGAATTTAAAAGATTTTGTATAGCATCGCTCATACTAATATTTAGTCCATAAAAAAACCCGGGTTTTAATCCGGGTTTGTTTGATGCTTAATCTATTACGCGATAGTAGTAGATGAATTATTCCCACGAGTTGGAGAAGATACTGCGGCGCTGTCTTGATTGATAGTCGTCTGAATAGCGTTATCATACTTGATTGTCAATGCAATCATGACAGGGTCATTGCTCTTGTAATCCATTGCACCCCAGTCAACTTGACTTAGGAAGCAACCGCTTAACTGCCAGCTTTCTAATACGTTTGCTTGTGCTACTCCATTGGCGCCATCAAGCATATCATACTCTAATGTAAACTTGTAGTCGGCGCCAGAAACTGCACTTTGCTGTTCCAAGAAGTCAAATTGTTTCTGTACTTGTGCGCTAACCAATTTACTTACTGCGCCAGTAGCATCGTCACGTAAGTTAATAGTAACGTCTTGCCACTCTGGTTTGCCTTGTAAATAAACTTTACTGTTGTAAACGTCAATGGTGATTGGGTTGAAGTTTACGTTTGGACGCTTGATATCGGAAACCTGACGTGTTAAGTCTGCTAATTGCCCCCCGGCGCCAAATCCTGTAAATATCGCACGAAAGCGATATTGTAACTTTGGCATCAACAGTCCGCCACCGCCATCTCCTGTCGGGACTGTAAATTTACTCATATTTGCTACGGCCATATTATTCTCCTAGTACTCTTATTTATCGTTAACCTATTGTTGCAATTTGACCAGGGTTGTAAATCGCGATTGGAATGTAGATAAACTCTACGTCGCGTACTGGTTCAATGGCCACATCAACGTACAACTGGTTATTGCTAATTGTACTTGAAGTATTGTTGCTTGTATCACAAATTACCAAGAAGTCGTATAAACCACGCTTGCTTAGGATATCGTGTAGAGCATTTTCAATTTGTTTTGCAATTGATTTTCTTGTTTGTGAATCGTTTGGTTCAAACAAGTAACCATACGCCACGCTCTTGAATGCTGTACGCAAGAAGTTTTCTAAACGTACCACGTTTACACGATCTCTTGCACTTGAGCCTGGGTTCTTGGTAATTTGTCCCCAAACTACTAGACCTGTACCAGGTAATTGTGTCAATGGATTGATTTGTTGTGTGTACAATGCATCACGTAGACCTTGGTTAACTGAATTATGAATCCAATCACCTGTCTTGGCATCAACATAACCAATATCGTGTAAATTGCTAATTAGACCACGGTGTGTACCAGCTGGTGCAAACCAAGGATAGCTCACGTTGTCGTTGTACAAGAATGTACGTAATACTGCGTGACTTGCTGGAACTACAATTTCGTTGCCGCTTAGGTCGTTGGCACGACCAGCTGGGTAGTAAACACCCAAGTACGGATCGGCTGTTGCTAAACCTTTACCATCTGTGTTGTTGTTCCAGTTGGTAATAGCGATTGCATTGGTTGGCAATGTCATTGGAGTATCGCCAATAACAAACGCTGTGTTGTGACGGTCGTTATTTAATTCAACTAAATTTGGAATCAACTCTGGATAACCAGGAGCAACGATCAAGTTAAACGCAAAATTATCGCTACGTACATCAAAGTTGCTGTCAATTGCGCCTCTCATGGCTGCCACAACAATAGCACGTTGAGCTGCTGCGCCGGCGTGCATTACTTCTTTGTCATCGTGTCCGCTGGCTGTTACCCAAGCATCTGTAACTGTTGGGAATGTTGATGGGAAGCCATGGCTGTTTACTTCTGGAGCAAATGTTGTGCTGTTGAAGTAGTTTTCATGATATTTCTTGACATTGTAGCCTGAGCGACGTGTGTTAAACAACAAGACACCACGTGGGTACAATGTTGGATCTGGACCATCTAGATCAATGTAGTCACTGTTCAATAAATCAACTATTGAAGGAATTTCGTCGCTGGCAATGTTACTTTGACCATTTGTGTCCCAACGTGCATCAGCAAAAATAATACCATTGCTGCTTACGTGATCTGTATTGTCGATCAATGACCATTTGGCTGTTGCTGTGTTATAACGACTTAATTTTGGATAGTTAATCAAATCGCTAGTGTCTAACCATAAATCGCCGTCGGCCAATGGAGTGCCAGTGCTTTGTGCAACAGGCTTGCTGCCACTTACAATAACGCCATTTACGTCTGTGCGTGTCAAATCAAAGTTGCGAATATCTGCACCAACATTTCGGTAACCTTTCCAACGATTACCTGTGTTGATCATGACGTCTACTTCTGTTGGATTGCTGTAGTACCAAAGTGTGCCATCCATTGGTGGATTGTATGGCTGTGACTCTTGATACATCACGTTGGCTGTTTGGTTTGCAAAGTTTGAGCCTGTTACAACACCAGCGCCGCTGACTGCAAAATTGTTACCTGTTCCAGCAACAAAGCCAAATAAACTTAGAATGCCAGTAGTAACTGGTGCCAAGAAAAGCTCGCCGCCTAGGTCATGTGATACTTCAACATTGCCCATTGCATTAACTTTGGCAGAAACGTATGCTACACCAGCTGATAAAATAGCTGCCACTACATCTTGTGCAGTACGTCCAGCTAATGTAACAGTTGTGTATTGATTAACTGTGCTCTGTCCTGGAGTAGTTGCTCCAACTTGGAAAGACTCAGTGCCTTGTATTTGACCATTTGGATCAAATGTACCTGCTGTCATTACAGTAATACCGTTTCTTACAGTAGTAATTAAACGTAAAAAGTTATAGGTAGCATCGCCTGGTTGAGTAACAAAGAAGCTTGTGCCAGGGTTGATATTTTCGCCACCGCCAGCTGGATCAAGTTGTGCAAGAGCATCAACATAATTTTGATAAACTGGAGTTGTTACTGGTGACCAACGGCCTGATGTTTGGCTGTATTTTTTGATCACTGGATCAAAGCCGCCGCCAATGGCACTGGTTTTCCACCAAATGCTACCGGACGGACGTGGTGTTGCATCAGTAGCTGAAATACCCCAACCGCCTGTAGGTTCACTGGCATAGTTACCATAAAACAAGTATGGAGCATTGTATGTGCCAGTGATGCGTAAACCTGTAGTTTTATCAGCACCCAATGGGCCACTGATTGTCATTTGACCGTTTGCTGTGCTACCTGTGCTTGAAGATGCATTGGTAACAAACAAGTAAACTAAACCAGGATTACCAGTAGCTAATGCATATACACCAGGAATCTGTTTAGAATTAATTGTTTGTGCAAACAAGGTAGCTGTTAAAGTTGCACCATTACCGCCAAAATCAGCAGCAGTAATATTTGTGTTGTTAACAATTAAGCGTACATCAGTTGAATTGGTTCCACCAACTGTTCCGCTGATTGCGCCTGCTGAAACAGCAGCATATCTAGCACGTTGCCAGGCTGGGCTACCAACCATTACCCAGTTATTTGCGTTTGTTGCGCCATTATAACCCTTAACTGATAATGCTGTAGCTTTGTAAAATAAACGAATAGTTGTTGCAGCTGTGCCTGCGGCAGATACCACTGGCAACGCATAGCTGCCTTGTACACCAATAGATGCTTTTGGTGTTGGTACTGTTGAACCACTGTAGGTTGCAGTATCATTGATTACAGATTTTGGATCTGTAATCGCCATTGGCATAACTTCGTTAAAGCCAGCTGGGCTAGTAACGTTGTTTAGTTCGTAAATGCCCCAGGCTGTGTTTGTTAAGTCTAACCACTCAGCACCATCGTCAGGTTCAGATACTGGACGAACTGATGTGCCTACTAGTTCTTTTAGGTCAACATCGGCACGAATAGCGTATAGTTGGTTGCCCAAGCCCAATGCGCTGTAAGCAGTCATTAAACCGTATTCACTGATTTCGCTAGCGTTGATCATTGACCCTGACGCACCCATCTGGAACATTGGAGTTCCCATTGCTGTCACTAGATCACGTTGGCTAGTAAATGATTGTAGTTTGCCAGCGTTAGCTTTAGTAGTACCGGTAGCAAGTGCCCCATTGTATGTTTTATCTTGTTCTGTTGCTAACAATACAAATGGTACTGAACCAATATTGCTGTTAACATACTGACTCTGATCGTTAATGGAAATTGATATTCCTGGTGAGACTAGTGCCATGGTTTTTATCCTTTAAATTGCATTATAGTTATTTATTATAAAGGACAAAATCTTGGATCTATTTGGAGCCTTTGCAAAGGTTTGGTGTAAATAAGTGTATGTTAAAACGCGATTTATGCCCTATATGCAACGAGAACTTGGTAGCTGTAAACTATATCAAGGATGATGTCACACATTATAGAAATAGTTGTGCGCCTTGTATCAGAAAAGGCCGTAAACTAAAGGCTGTAAGACCCGGATGGCTCAAGGCAGGATACAAAAAGAAAGAACGTTGCGAAGTTTGTAACTTTCGAGCCAAGCTACCTGCCAAACAATTATTTGTTTATCACGCAGATGGCAACTTAAAAAACTGCAACTTGTTTAATTTAAAAACAGTTTGTGCCAACTGCCGTCTTGAGTTGATTGGTGGGCCGTTGCCGTGGAAACCTAGTCCGATTGTACCAGATTTTTAATTTGTTGGTATAGATCTTCTACAGTACCATTGTTGTCAATTACCGCATCAAAGCTGGTACCTACCCAGGCAGTTTCACTGACATGAACACCAAGCCCTTTGAGTATTTCGCTGGATGCATTGGGCTGAGGAGGGTTATTATTTGCGGCCAATGCTACACCATACCAGCTGGGCAGTTCTCCACGTCTGACCCATATGACTCGACCGCCGGCACGTTTGATGCTGGCAATTTCGTTAGGAAAGCGACAATCGCTGATAACAATGCTGTCTTGACTGGCTCGTAGCTTATTTTCAATACTGGCTATCCAAATATCATCGTGGAAACCTCGGCGGCACACTTCAGTTCCCCACAGTTGTAGCGCAAGTCTGGGAGTTAGGTCAGGCATACCTAGACGTTCAGCCCACCAAGGATCTACCTGCTCACGCCATTCACGGGCCTGCTTGGTACGTCCTTCTAAGAGTTCTCTGTCCCAATTAAACACAGCCGCTACTGCGTCTTTGAGGGTAGCAGCATAGCTGTCACGTCTAAACTCGTGGAAGTT